AAGGACAATGCAAAAGACAAAGTCATAGAAATATCCAATGGCTCTACGGTGAGAATGGGTTCTGTAAACCAAGTTGACTCTTGTGTTGGTCGCTCTTACGATCTTATTATATTCGACGAAGCAGCACTAGCAGATGGCAAAGATGCTTTCAATGTAGCACTAAGACCCACACTAGATAAACCGAATTCAAAAGCATTGTTTATTTCCACGCCACGGGGTCGCAACAACTGGTTCTCCGAGTTCTTTTATAGAGGCTTTTCTGATGAGTTCCCTGAATGGGTATCTATTAGAGCTACGTATAGAGATAACCCACGTATGTCGGAATCAGACATATCAGAGGCGCGTAAGTCTATGTCAGAGGCAGAATTCAAACAAGAGTATGAAGCTGACTTTAATACTTATCAAGGTCAGATATGGAGTTTCGACTTTGAGACTAACGTAAAAGATTTGTCTCAGTTTGATACTAGTAAAATGGACGTGTTCGCGGGCCTGGACGTAGGTTTCAAAGATCCGACAGCAATGTGTGTAATCGCCTATGACTGGGATGCGGAGCAATACTACTTAGTAGATGAGTATCTTAATAACGAGAGAACTACAGAACAACATGCTGTTGAAATACAGAAGTTGATCGATAGATGGGATATAGACTATATCTATATTGACTCGGCGGCGCAGCAGACACGATTTGACTTTGCACAGAACTATGACATCTCTACTATCAATGCTAAGAAGTCCGTACTAGATGGAATCGGACATGTTGCAGCCATTGTAGATAATGGAACCCTCTTTATAGATCAGGAGTGCAAACAGGCCTTAAGTTGCCTAGATGCCTATCAATGGGATCCGAACCCTAATCTAATAAAGGAAAAGCCTAAGCATAACATGGCTTCACACATGGCCGATGCACTTCGCTACGCACTTTATTCGTTTCAGACTGCAAATATATCCTTCTAGCGATACCTAAGCAAAAATAGTGTTTGACAAGCGACGTTAGACAAGATATAATTCTTCTAATGAAAAATCAGGAACCTGAACCAAAATGCCTAAGCTAAAGCGTGATGTTGTAAAGTATGTACGAGACAAGGCTAAGTCTAAGTATAATAAAGGTTCGGCTTGCGAGATTTGTGATGAGACAGAGCAGTTAGACTTTCATCACTACTATAGTTTAACGCCCCTGTTAAATCAGTGGCTTATCGCTAACAAACATAATCCTGAGTATATACAAGCACTTAGAGATGACTTTATAGAAGAGCACCATGCGGAGCTTTATGACCATACAACTACTATTTGTCATACACACCACTTAAAGCTACATTCAATTTACGGTAAGGATCCTTCGTTAGGTACTGCAAAGAAGCAGATGCGCTGGGTACAGATTCAAAGAGAAAAACATGGCTTGGTACAGTAATATATTAGGTAGGACCGAGAAGTTGAATCCCGCCCAGCAATTTGATGTTGGAAAAAAGGAAGGCTCTAGAGAGCTAACCCTCAGCTATACGCGGGCATATGAAGAACTAGAGATAGTCAATCGTGGCGTGAATATGATCGTTGACGATTGTGCTGAGATTCCTACTCTTGTTAAACCCAATACTAACACTAAAGGTGTTGTTAAAGGCATCAAGAGAACTAAAGTAGAGACACTACTTAACCGCGAACCAAACCCTTATCAAGATATTAACAGCTTCCGAAGAAACCTAATTACAGATTTCATTGTAGACGGCAATATCTTTATCTATTTTGATGGTGCTCATATGTACCATCTACCTGCAGAAAAAGTTATTATACATGCAGACGACAAGACTTATATCTCTCACTACTCTTTAAATGATGTTGATTTTAGTACTGATGAAATCATTCATATCAAAGAAAACTCTTTTCATTCTATTTACAGAGGCGTTCCTAGGCTAAGTCCTGCAGCTCGTACGATGAATCTTATTTCATCTATGCGTAAGTTTCAAGACAACTTCTTTAAGAACGGTGCTGTACCTGGTCTTGTATTGAAGTCACCCAATACTTTATCTGATAAGATCAAAGAACGTATGATCTTGTCTTGGCAGCAACGTTATAGCCCAGATGCTGGTGGAAGACGACCTCTAATTCTAGATGGTGGTATCGAAGTAGATACTATCTCAAACGTAAATTTTAAAGATTTGGATTTTCAACAAAGCATAGCTGACAATGAAAAGATAATTTTGAAGGCACTCGGAGTCCCTCCAATTCTTTTGGACTCTGGAAATAATGCTAACATTCGTCCAAATTTACGACTCTACTATTTGGAGACTATCCTTCCTATAGTTAGAAAAATCAATTTTGCAATGACTCGATTTTATGGTTTCGAGTGTGTTGAAGACATTACCGAGATTCCGGCTTTGCAGCCAGAGTTAAGTGACTCTTCAGCATATTATACTTCATTAGTAAATGGTGGTATTATTACTCCTGCTGAAGCCAGAGAAAGACTAGGTTTCCCAGAGCTAGAGGGTACCGCAGAGATCAGAGTTCCTGCAAACATCGCAGGATCTGCAGTCGACGCCAATGAAGGCGGCAGACCAGTTGAGGACAACGAAGATGGCGAATAAAGTAAAAATTAATAAAGCTCTTAAAAGTTTAACAACTTACTTCTTGAAAGAAGGTAAAATTCTTAAGGAAGAGGCGTACGCCAAGCTAGGCTCAAACCAGCCTGTTATGGGTTCTACGCTTAATAGTATTTTTGGAGGTTATAGAGGTGCAATAACAACACTAAAGGCTAATACACAGTTTTGGCCACTTGTTAAGTGCCTAGATAAGCCCGAAGTAAAACCTACAGTAGAACCTGTAGAAACTAAAGCACCCGTGGAGCCAATACCTGCTAATAAGCCTGTAGCCGCTAAACCTGCTAAAGTTAAAGTGGAGAAGAAAGATGGATAAGATTTTTAGTCTTACGTCCACGTTTAAATCATCAGAGACTGAAGACGGCTCTGTGATGATTCGTGGTATGGCAAGTACTTCTGACTTTGATCGCGCAGGCGATTCAATCTCAGTAGAGGCTTGGCAGAAAGGTGGCTTGAAGAACTTTGAAAAAAATCCAATTATTCTATTTAATCATGATTATGATAGACCAATTGGTCGCGCTACCGGGATGAAAGCTGGTCCCGAGGGCTTAGAGTTGGAATGCAAGATCAGTAAGAGTGCCCCTGGCAACGTAGCTGAGCTTGTTAAAGACGGTGTTCTTGGAGCCTTTTCTGTTGGTTTCAGAGTCAAGGATGCTGATTATATTAAAGAAACCGATGGACTAATGATTAAGGACGCTGAGTTGTTTGAGGTTTCGGTTGTTTCCGTACCCTGTAATCAAGAAGCTACTTTTTCGCTCGCGAAGTCTTTTGACTCAGTTGATGAGTACGAAGCCTTCAAAAAAACTTTCACTAATCGTGTAGATCTAGCCGGTCAGTCTCTGGCTAAGGACGAAGTTAATACTTCAAATGTAGCTAGGGATAACACACCGAAAAGCGTGGAGCTTGACTCCACAGATCAGGAGATCAAAATGGACAATCAAAACATCGACTTGGAAGCTTTTGCAAAGAAGGTAGCTGAAGATACAGCTGCTAAAATCGCAATGAAGCAAGCCGAGCAAAAAGCAGCTGAGAAAGCTGAAGCTGATAAAGAAGCTTCTGTTGTTGAAGCACAAAACATCAAAGTTAAGACTGGTATTCAGTCTGGCGTTGAGCAACTCATGGCTGACATGGAAGCCAAGATGGAAGCTAAAGACGCTGACATCGCTAAAATCCTAGCAGAGCACAAAGCTGACCTTGAAGAGAAGTCTTCTGAGCTCACTGCTATGCAAAACAGCAAGAAGTCTTTCTCAGGACGTGAGCAAGACCTTAGCAAGTTCGGTAAGGAATTCCTTATGGCTGACGTTCTTGGTAAAATTACCAAGAAAGGCATGAACGGAACTGCATTTGGACAAGCTCTTATGCAAAAAGCTGGTGTTCAGTTTGACACTAACGCAGGCACTTTAGATACTATCGTTGCTACTCACTTTGAAGAAGAAGTACGTTTACAGCAGAAGGTTGCTGGTCTTTTCCGTGAAATGAACGTTAATTCTGGCGCAACTGTACTTCCTTTGATGGATGACACTAACGTTGCTTCTTTCGCTACTGGTGGCATTGGCGACGGTATCTTAGAAAACCGTACCCAAGTAGCTGCTAACGAGTTTGAACTTCGTGAAGTTACTGCTCTTGCTAAGCGTTTGATCTCTGGTACTTACATCGGTAATGATACTGATGAGCAAGTAGTAGTTACAATCCTTCCAATGATCTTGTCTGCTTTGGCTCGTGCTCACGCTCGTGCAATTGACGGTGCAATGACTATTGGTAACGCTAGTATAGTGGGTCTTTGTGGCGGAGCTGGAACTGACGGTTCAGGTTCATTCCTAGCTGCTGATTCTACTTCTGTAACTGACATCGCTGTTAACGGCTCTGTTCCTTTGACTGCTGCAATGCTTATGTCTGCACGTGGTGAGATGGGCAAGTATGGAGTTAATCCTGCTGATGTTGCTTATATCGTTAGTGTTGGTGAGTATTACAACTTGATCAATGACGCTGGCTTCTCTGATGTTAGTGAAGTTGGTTCAGATATGGCTGCTAAGGTACAAGGTGCTATGGGTTCTGTTTACGGTTCTCCAGTAGTTATCTGTGACCAGTTTAGCATTGCTGCTAATAAGACTGCTGCTATTGCTGTAAACGTACACAACTATGTTGTGCCTCGTCTGCGCGGTGTTGCAATCGAAACTGACTATGAAACAGCCGCACAGCGTACTGCTATTGTTGCTTCACAGTCTCTCGGTTTTACTGAGTTGTTCGCTGGCGCTGCCGGTGATGCACCTTCAGTACGTATCGAATACGCTGCATCTTAATTTTAGAAGAGTAACTAAACTTGGGGGTTCGCCCCCGAGTTTTTACTAATGGACTTATAACTTTATGGCAAATTTAATAACTTTAGACGAATACAAGATAGCCTCCAAAATCAATGGACTTGGGGACGATGCTCGTATATCTAATTTAATTACGTCTGTGAGTGCATTAGTAAAAACTTATTGTAACAACACTATAGTAGACTACTATAGTGCTAATAAAACGGAAACATTCAGCATCAACTTTACATCAAGTTCGGTGCAGTTAACAGAAAGTCCTGTTAACACTATTGTAACAGTTAAAGAACGTACTGGAATTAGTAGCGCATACACTACTTTAGTTGCTAATACGGACTATTACTTAGATACTGTAACAGATAGCATCTTTAGGTCTAATTCAGGTACTGGATATAAGAACTTCCCTTTGGGGCCAGGCTCTGTAGAAGTAGTATACAAAGCAGGTTGGGCGACATGCCCTGAAGACTTAAAACTCGCAGTAGTTGACTTAGTTAAATACTACTTTAAAGAAGAACACAAACAACGACAGCATCTGGGTGGTGCAAGCTTACAAAATGCAGCTGGCAGTATAGCATACCCAGATCATATAAAAAGAGTCTTAGACTTGTACAAGAGCTACTAATGAGTAGAGGCTCTCAGATTAAATTTTTAGCAGCTTTTAAAGCCGAAATTGAGCTTAAGGGAGATAAAGAGGGTAATGCTGCGCAACGCTTGCTATATAATAGAAAAGCAACAGTGTTTACAGTGACCCATAGAGCATTAGAAAGGGCTATAGAGGAGTCTCTACTTAAGGGCATCCCTCTTCCACCAGACCCTAAGCACCTCAAGTTTGCCGAGGATTTGATTGACTCTCTATCCAGTGATATAACAGCTTTTATTAGTGCACTAACTAGAAAATATGAACATCCAAGGCAGAGCGGTAAGTCGCGAGTAGTGGAGTCCACTGCTACCGCTTTAATAGTAGCTGTATTTTTTCTTGGAGGAGACGTATTTAAAAGGATTAAAGGTGTTTACAATGTTCCTTTGAACAGATTATTCAAGATAATAAAAGCTAAAGCTAGCAGTGATTTACTTGCTGAACGAAGGGGTTCTACCTTTTCTCTGGAACATGATCACTTTATGGGTATTTTAGAGACTACTATGCAGGCTTCTTTAGAAGCTGCCTTGACAAATCCAGATAGTAGTGATGCCAAGAGAGGAAAAGCTGACGTACTAGCTTGGTTAAAAAGCCAAGAGGTAGATATAGAAATAATAAGAGATGGAAGCAAAGAATCAATGTCTGTCTTTTTAGGCTCCTCAGTAGTCAATGACCGAGAAGCAAAAGATGTGCAAAGAAAGAAGAAGAAACTATTAGAAGTATTAGAAGCAGCTTTAGAAAAGTTACAAAAAAACCCTGCTTTTAGTTTCATGGAGTTGAAAGGCTCTGATAGTATTATGACTACAAGACGCAAAAAACTTATAAAAAATACTACAAAACAGTTTAAAAAGCAGAAGCATGTCAAGGTAACAACAGAAAATACAGATATTAAAACATCTAAGGCTAAGAAGAAAGAGTCTTTTGGGCCTAAAGGTGTTTCAGCTACCGGATTAAAGCGAACTTCTAAAGTCAAAAAAGGCAACAAAGCTAAGAAAGGCTCGGCAGGTATGCCTTTGGCTGAGATGATGACTAAGTTTAATGCAAAAATAACTCAAGAAGTTATGAGTAATATGCAATCTCCCGCTCTAGTTAATAGAACAGGTAGGTTTGCCGAGAGTGTAAGAATTACGGATATAGTAAAAACACCCAGGGGTCTTAATAGTGTAGGGTATACTTACCAAAGAAACCCTTATCAAACCTTCGAAATGGGAGGAGCTCAAGGGAGTCCAGAAAGAGACCCCCGTAAAATAATTGATCAATCCATGCGAGAAATTGCAGTAAGTTTTGCCATGGGAAGATTCTACACTAGGAGAGTATAATGGCAGAAAGAACGTACACTACAAGACGCCTAGGTATAGTACATGCTATTGTAGAAAAATTAAAAGACATCAACGGGGTAGGAGACTATTTAACTAATTTAAATGAAAATATCTCTCCTCGATTAAAATTTTGGGATGAAGTGGAGGAGTTTCCTGCAATTCACCTGAATGCCGGCTCAGAGACACGAGAGTATCAGGGTGGGGGTTATAAAGACAGGTTTCTATCTATTACATTAAGATGTTACGTGCAAGATGAAGATTCAGTACTAGCATTAGACGAGCTTATGGAAGACGTAGAAACGGTATTGGAAGAGAACTCAAGATTAACGTATACGGATCGCAATGGTGCGACCCAGTATACTCAACAAATCACAATAATCAGTATTGATACTGATGAAGGTGTACTTGAACCTTTAGGTGTCGGTGAGATGCTGATAGAGGTTCAATATTAGAAAATACTGGCACGAGCAAAAGTTCACGTCCATGTCTTTTCAAGATAACATAGGAGAATAACTATGGCTGATACATTATTTTTTAGCAGAGACACCAAAGTCTATGTCGCACCCCTCACAGATGGCAATGAGGTAGCAGGCGCTATTTGGGAGATACCTGTTTTAGATGGTTTCTCATTTTCACAAGCAACAAACAGTTCAGAAGTAACTTTGAACGAAATGGAAGCATCAGGTGGCGGAAGCCGTCGTGGTCGCAAGATGTTTAATGACTCTTACGCCCCAGCAGAGTGGAGCTTTTCTACTTATGCAAGACCTTTCAAATCTGCAACCTATGCAGCAGGCGGAGCAGACAATCAAGTAGCGCACCACGCTGTAGAAGAAGCACTTTGGGCTATGATGGTAGGAAATGCGGGCGCAGGTTATACTGTACCGACTGCATCTCAGGTATCTGTATGGGCTCAAGGACTTACTCAAGACGGCACTGACTTAGATATTGATTTTGCAGACTCTAATACTTCTACACTAGGAACTGCAAACATTTACTTTGTACTAGGTAAAGTGGGTGAAACTGCTACTACTTATAAGATTGAAAACTGTTGCATGAACGAGGCTTCAATGGATTTTGATATTGATGGCATCGCTACTATCGCATGGTCTGGAATGGGTACTATGATTACTGAAGCTACGGCTCCCACAAGAAGTCGTTATGAAGGTATCACTTCTACTAGTAACTTTATTCGTAATCGTCTAACCCAGCTTGTTATGACTACTGCTGATGACCATTTGAGAAGTATTGGAGAGGATGATGATGGAGATTCTGATGCAGAAACTTACAACCTAACCTTAACTGGTGGTAACATTACTATTTCTAATAATATGACATTCCTAACACCCGAAACTTTAGGTGTAGTTAACCAGCCTTTAGGTCACGTAACTGGAACTCGTACTATTGGAGGAAGCTTCACTTGCTACTTGAACTCTACTGCTGATTCTAGCATGGATCTATTCGAGCGCATAATTGAAGATAGTGATACTATTACTAATAAGTTCGATCTGAACTTTAAAGTTGGTGGCGCTACTTCTACTCCTCGTATTGAGTTCAATATGGAGGCTTGTCACTTAGAAGTGCCAACACACTCTATCGATGACGTAATTGCTTTGGAAGTAACTTTCCATGCTCTCGGCACGGATATTAGTTCTACTGACGAGATAGCGATCAAGTACATAGGTGCGTAAAAATATTTCTTGACATGGGAAGTCTTTTGGACTATACTATGTTAATAGAAAAAGTAGGGGCTCTTTTTTGAGCCCCTTTTACTATTTGGGGAGACATGGCAACTTATAACTTCAAAAAAGAGGCGGAGCTTTACATTGTACACGGGTCTCCCGCTGTTACAACTAGGCTGGATGTCACTGAGGACATAAGTTTTAGTCAAACTTTTACGGATAAAACATATTCTAAGAAGACTCTACATGCTCAACATAAGCTACATGCTTCCTCTAATATCAAAAAAGCTAACCCTGCTTCTTTTGACTTCACTATACCTGCACTTACACAGGATAGTTTAGATACAATATTTAATCTATTAGTGGATTTTAAGACAGGTACATATACCTTAGATACTTTTGATTTATATATAAAATTACCAAACGACGTTTATAAGCTTGAAAAATGTGTTATAACTAATGGGACATTCATAATTGAGAAATTACAGAATCTCAAGTTAGGCATTCAAGGGCAGGCGTCAAAGCTGACAAATGATAGTACTATAACTATACCTGGTTTAGCAGGTGCTACTAGAGGCACACGGACTGAGCAAAAGGTAGACTATCTTTATGTTAAAGTAGACTCCACAGACCTTATACAAGGTCTGTATAAGGTTGGTATAGAGTTACAGAACGATATTAAATGGACTCCATACCAAACCGTCAATGATGCACTATTAGTCACTAATGCAGCGACTTCTATGTATCCCTCGAATTTCACGCTAGAGAAACGAATCCTCTCAGGTTCAATAGGGCAATATGTCACTAGCGATTTTAATAACGATGTACAAACTTGGAAAACGGATGTGCCTCTTATAATAAAAGCTGGTGAGAGTGCTACACAAGGTTTCCGATTTGATGCAACAAATTGCAGCTTTACCAATAGGTCCGGTGTGGAAGATGTGTTTACACAAACTTACGACTGGAAAATGAACGACAACACTACCGATCTCGGTAGTAAACTTACTTATATACACACATAAAGGATAGAAAGATGGATTTAAAAGCACTAATGGTTGATACCAAAGCAGTCTGGGTTGACTTCCCAGGACTGGAAGGATTTGAGGTAGAGGTAGCTAATCTATCTCGTAAAGAGTTGACAGGTCTTCGTAAGAAATGCACTACTACAAAATATGACCGTAAGACACGTCAACCTGTAGAGACACTAGACGAAGAGAAGTTCGTAACAGAATTTACCAAAGCAGTTGTAAAGAATTGGAAGGGGCTAAGTTTAATACACTTAGAAACTTTACTGCTAATAGACATGACAGGCCAAGACCCTGCCAAAGAGCTAGAGTTTAATGAAGAAAATGCAGAGACTCTTGTAAGTTCCTCAACTGAATTTGATACTTGGCTCAATGAGGTAGTCTTTGATTTGGATAACTTTCGATCAAAGCCAAAAGACCCAGTGTCTAGAAAGGCTGGAAAAGTACTTCAAGAATAGCGAAAGCAAAATGACGCGAGAGCGTTATTTTAAGATGTGTGAGCAAATGGAGCAAGAGCCCATTGAGGATGAGATACCTCCTGATTGGGAGGACTTCCCAGAGCTTGTTCATTCAGCGCTAAATACTTTTAATATGCTAGGCAACCGTGTTTACCCCGAGATAGGTTATATGGGTAAAGACTATACAAATTTACCTTACTTTATAGAACAATATGAGCCTGATGACAAGGAGTTTTTTCTAGTATTATTAGACTGGTTAGACTCAAGAGCTATTAAGAGTTCTCAAGATCAATTAAAACGAGAACATGATAAGCTAAAGAGAAAAAAATAGTGGCAACAAAGAATACTGTTGAAGTTACCTATAAAGTCAAAGAAGACGGTAAACTAGGTAAAGTCGCGCAACAAGCCGATAAGGTTGCCAAGTCTACGGACAAGCTTGGTAAGTCTAATGCCAAAACTGTAAAAGGTCTTAAAGGTGTTGGTCAAGCTGGGCTATCTGCGGGTAAAGGCTTTTCTAAAATGCGTAACGTTATGGGTGACGATGGCAGTGGCCTCGTCGCTGCTTACGCAACTCTTGCCGCCAACGTTTTCGCTCTAACAGCAGCATTCGCAGCTCTTTCAGGAGCCTTTCAAGCAGAGACTCTGGTAAAATCCGTACAGTTCTTAGGTAATGAGGTAGGCAGAAGCTTAGACTCAACAGTTAAAAAACTTCAAGAGGTAACAGATGGTGCTATCAGCACTGAGGCTGCGTTACGCGGTGTGGCTCTTGGAACCTCAGCAGGATTTTCAACAGAACAAATCACAGGATTAGCAGAAGTTGCAAGAGGCGCTTCGCTTGCTCTCGGTAGAGACATGGGCGATGCTTTTGATCGTTTAATACGTGGTACTGCAAAGCTAGAGCCTGAGATCTTGGATGAATTAGGTATTATAGTACGTCTTGACCAAGCTTATGAAGCGTATGCAATTGAACTAGGCAAAACAGCTACTCAATTAACCACTGTGGAAAAGACCCAAGCATTTGCAAACGCTACCTTGGATAGTGGAACTAGTAAGTTCGGAGATCTAGGTAAAGCAATCAAAAGCAACCCTTATGATAAGTTAATAGCGTCTTTAGTAAACCTTAAAAACGCTTTTGTAAAGCTTTTAAATGAAACTTTAAAGTTCGGAAAATTAGCATCATTCTTGTCAGAGAATATGGGAGCTCTAGTAGGTGTTGTAGCTCTATTCGTAAGTACTATAGCTGGTAAGCTCTTGCCTGTACTATTTGGCAGTGCCGCAGCTATGCATGCGTCAGCCTTGGCTGCGAAAGAAATGGCAGTATCTCAGCTAGATGGCTTAAGTGCTACTACAAAGGGAGCCAAAGGTTGGAACTCTTTTATAGGAGGTCTAGAGGACGGGACTAAGACAATAGAGGATGCCGATGAAGGGCATACAGCTCTAAATAGAAGTATATCCCAGCATGAAGTTCAGGTCAAAAAGTTGAAGAAAGCGGATAAGGATGGTACTGCGGAAATGGAAAAGCAGAAAAGAGCCATAGCCGACCTAACTCAGAAAAAGAGAGACCTATATGTAGCTCAACAAATGAATCTTCGTGCCTCTGCCAAAGAAACAGCATCTAGTGCTATACAACATTTTTCAAACTTTAATCTAAAGTTAGGTTATGCAGATTTGAGAAAATCAGTAACAGATTATGGTACCAGCTTAACTGTTACAGGAGTACAAGCCACTGGCTTTACTGGAGTACTAAATACATTAAGAACTGCTGCTTTTGCAACAGGTGTAGGATTAAAAGCTGCGGGTGCTATGGCACTTAGTGCTTTTGGTTGGGTATCTGCTGTGGCAAGCATAGTTTATACTTTATATGAGCTGCTGAAAGATAAGTTCTTTCCACCGGATTTAGTCAAAGATAGAACAGACGCGATATTAAAAAGTATTGAGCAGCTAAGAGATATACATAAGCAATATGAATCTACCCTTAAAACAGGTGTAGATAAGCAAATGGCAGGCCTTCGTATGGTTTCTGGTGCTATGCAACAGCAGGCAGAGAAGATAGCCGAAGTAATAGCGCTACACAAACGAGAGCAAGCAGCCGCTGTAAAGACAGCTACAGAAGCCTCAGTCGCCGCCAAGAAAGGAGCTGATAGTGCTCTTGTTGCCTCTTTAGATGCTGGAGCGAATATTGCTAGAATTAAAGGGAAAATAGCAGCACTCCCTTGGTTCTCCTTGGAAAATGCTGCATTACAAAATGAATTAAAAGTGGCTACTGAGACAGGACGCCTTACAGGAGAAGCTTATACTGTAGCTAAAGCTGAAGCGTTGGCTGCCAGCACATCAGAAACGGAAACCAAAGCACTTGGAGATGATAAAGCCCTCGAAGAAGGGCTTGGTGCTATAGATAAAGTAATAACGGAAATGTCTAATGGCGATCTGAAAACCTTGTTCCAACCTGCGATTGATCAATTAACAGAATTGAAAACATCAGGGGCGGGTCTCGAAGAAATTAACACTACCATAAAGAAGATGCAAGACGATGGCATCGCAGTAGAAGGCTTTATAAAAGGTATAGGCTCTGCCGTTAGTGAGTTGGAAAAGGCACAGAATAAGTTTGGTGCTAAGGCTACTACTCCCTATGATGAGATTTTGAAAGCTGCAGAAGGCGTAGAGATGCAGTTTTTGGACTTAGCTAAAGCGGGGGATGCTCTCGCAGATAGTACAATAGCTAACTTAGAGGCTTTAACAGGTACAAAAGTTACAGATATATTTGGTGGCACGGGTTCGAAAGTTACAAAGTACGTTAAAGATCTAAAGGCTTCTTTGAAGACAATAAGGCAGTTCGCAGGCGTACAGAAGGTAAATAAGCAAGCACAGAAGCTAATAGCAAGCACTCAGAAATCTAGTCTTGTATCTTTGAAAGCACAACATGTACTTGAAAAAGAATCTGTAGCGCAAAAAAGAGCCTTATATGATGCTACTGTACTTGCTAACCAGGCAGCGTTTGCTAATAAAACTTTAGATGATGACGGTCTCGTAAATGCTATTGCAAAGAATGATTTATTACTAGCTGAAGTTGTGTTGGAAGAAGCACTCAATGATTCAGGTATAGCAGCTGTGGAAGCCTCCACGCTAGACCTTAATCTCCAGAAAGAAGCTCTAGGCTTATCGAATAAAGTATTAGAGGCGCAGGATAAGGCTTTGAGCCTTAAAAAGCAGTCTCTTATGGTTGATGCACAAATAAATGCATTTAAAGACTACGGTAAGAAATCTGGACGAGCTGCTCCTGTTGTCACAGCAAATGAAGTGTATCTTATACATAAAAGAACAGAGAGCGATACCTTAGTTATGCTTGAACTGCAGAAAACTTCAGCGTTGGCTATGGCAGACTTAGATAGTAAAATGGTCGCAATGAAGTTCAGACTTATTATGGCACAGTTACGCGCAGCAAAAATGCTTGACCCTGACGAAGAGAAACGATTAAGCGGGTATATTGCAACTCTGAATAGTGCTCTTGAGATAACAAAAGCTAATATTACAACAGAATTTGACCTCAGAAAAAAGAAGCTAACCTTAGAAGGATTGCAGAAAGAGGAGAATGCTAAGAAATCTATAGTGACAGGAGCTTCTACGGGGGCTACTACTGCGGATAGGATTAGCAGTACTTCGGATGCTCTAGCAGGAACAGCAGTAGCGGCAGTAAAGGCTAAAGCAGCCACTGCTACAACACCGGCAGTCGAGGCACAGGACGCTATCCCTGCTATAACGTTTGAGAGCTTAGAATTCTCAGATAAAATAGCAGTAGTAAACGAGCAGCTAGCTCCTATGATGGCTAACTTGAGAGCTTTAGGCCCTGATGGGGAACTAATAGCCTCGCTGGGAGAAGGTAGTATGGTAATGGCAGAATCTTTCGGCATTTTATCAGAAAAAATAGGTGAAGGTACCGCTACAACAGCGGATAAACTTCAAGCCGTAGGAGCAATGATCGGTGCCATTGGCGGAATAGTCGCAGCAGCTAGTAAGGCCAAGATAGCCGGCATAGATAAAGAAATAGCAGCAGAACAGAAACGAGATGGAAAATCAGTTGCTAGTATGGCTAAAATAGCGGCCTTAGAGAAGAAGAAAGAGGCTGTTAAAAAGAAAGCTTTTGCAATAAATAAAAAATTGATGATGGCTCAAGTTGTAGTAAGTACCGCCGCAGGGATGGCCAGTGCAACAGCAGCAGCAGCAGCAGCGTCAGTAGCAGCAGGAGCGGGTGCTCCCGTAGCTTTTGCGGCTGTTTTAGGTATGATGAGCGGGATAATTCTTGGAGTAGGCGCGGCTCAGTTAGCTTTGATTGCAGGAACTTCTTACCAAGGTGGAGGCAGTGTTGGAGGTGCAGCACCCGCCCCCTCTACAGTATCTATAGGAAAAAGAGGCAGCGAAGTAGACCTAGCTAGTTCTAAGTCTGCAAGTGGAGAACTAGGATACTTACGAGGTGACTCCGGTGTTGGAGGAGCAGGCAACTTCAAGCCTACATCAGCCTTTGCTGGATACCAAGGCAGAGCCTCCGGTGGTTATATAGTTGGAGAGCAGGGACCAGAAGTCTTTATGCCTCAAACACCTGGAAATATCATACCATCTGGGCAAGATATGGGCGGTGCAACAAATGTTAACTTCTCTATAAATGCTGTAGATGCATCTGGAGTGGAAGACTTACTTATAGATCAGAGAGGAACTCTTATCGGTATGATGAGAGAAGCCGCAAACTCACACGGTCAAGACTTTATGGAAGGTGTAGATACCTCAATATATACCCCCTCTACAGCAGGAGCTACTAGATACTAATGGCATATACAGATATACTACCCGACCCCAATAACTTAATAACAGACTCTGGTAAAGCTAGTGGTACTGGAGGCGAAGGCTTTAAGTCTGTATCTCTATCATCTAATTCTCCCACTATGTTTGACCAGACTAATTCTGGTAGAGTTGTATCACGCGCTATATCCCAACAAAATTGGAGTATAAACATAAGTTATAATCCTATGACAAGAGAAGAGTTTGAACCCGTTTATAACTTTATACTTCAGAGGGGCCGTATGACGCCTTTTTATGTGTCTCTACCCCAGAATAGAGTACCTCAAGATGCTACCTTTGCAGCTTATGTAGATGGTCCTGTTAACTTATTCCCTACTGCTGATACAGCAGGAGGGAATAATACATTACTGCTTGCAAATAGTGCCGCCAGCTATGTTGTTGCTACGCATAAAACTCCTAAGCCTGGTGACTTATTTAATATCTCAGACTCGAATCACAATAAGACTTATAGAGTAACAAGAGTAGAGACCAATAGCGACTATACAGGCTCACAGCCTACAACTAACCAGATTCGCATACAATTCACTCCTGGCTTGTCCAAAGCAGTAACCTCTGTAGCCTCCGGAGTGGTATTTCATAACCCTTTAGTAAGGGTACTATTAGAAAGAGACATACAACAATATTCTCTTAATGCAGAAGGGTTATACTCCTTCTCATTAAAATTAAAGGAAGCATTATAAAATGGCACATAGAACATTACACGAAGACCTAGAAGCCTCTTTAATAGCCCATGAGGCCTTCTCCTACGCACATTTAGTAAAATTTGAAAAACCTATCAATACTGCAACAGGCTATCCTGTTAAAGCTGCGAAAGACTATGCATATATAAGCGATGGGTCTTTTGATATGACCTGGGATGATGATAGCTTAGATATTAACGGTGTTGAGAATGGGCCACAAGTTTATATTGCAAATAGACTTTTAAGGGTAGGTTCTGTAAAAGAAACTATACAGGCAAGGGCGAGCTCTATAAACCTTGAAATCTCTGCAGTAGCTTTAAATACTACTTTGACTTCTGTATCTAATGTAACCGCCACTACTATAACAGCGGGAGTAAGCCTTGTAGATGCAGGCTTTTCCGAGGGAGACACAATTCGTTTAACGGGTTCAGCAAATAACAATGTTACTATACGATTTAACTCTTTTTCTAATGATAATAAAACAGCAGCCTATACTGCTATCAGTGTAGCCACTTTAGCTACAGGGTCAGCAAGCTATACCTATACTTTTGATTCAAAAGAAGTCGTAAGTATGCTAGCTGATAGCGATGAAACTGGCTATGCTGGTTATATAAATCGTGAAGTATTTATATATAAAGCGCATATACGTACAAGAGAAGAGACTATAGATAGTGTTCTTTATCCAGTGGGTTCAATAATAGGCGCTCCTTACCTACTCTTTAAAGGTATAATCGCTACAGGTAAACTAGCAGAAAATACTACAAAATCTTCCAAAGTGACTTGGAGTCTTACCAGTCATTGGGGTGACTTTGTTCGTATCAACGGCAGACTCACCTCAGATGGGGAACATAGAGCTTTAAACGGCGAGGGTCAGTCGGATAAGCTAGCCCTGCTTCGTCCTGAATATGGCAGCGACCTGGGTTTTATGCACTCAGAACAAGCAGTCAATCTTGTAGCTAATTACAATGTAATGGTTACTAAGACTAAGTTAAAGACGAAGAGAAATATTATAGGGATGAAGTCGTATAAGCAAGTAGAGTATCAAGAGGAGGAAGCGCGTGAAGTAGATTTACGTTTTAATCTCGATGCTAAAAGACTACCTGTAATTTACGGGGTACAAAGAACTCAAAGCTTTCCTGTATTCGTAGATACTTTATTTAGTGACAGTAATATAGTATACATTGCATATGCAATATGCGAGGGCGAAATAGGGGGTTTGTATGATGTGTACATCGAGGATGAATCTTCTATTTGTATAGATGCAAATGACTTAGCAACTAGAGGTGCTGGTTCAACAACTGCTGAGGTTATATGTACAGGGCGCATGGAGCGCGGTGATACAATGGCAGGTAGAGATATATCTACAAATACTGATATTATATTTGCTGGAGTAAGAGGCTCTTTCGGCTCGACTGGAGGCACCTGGAATATGAGTGGGTGGGCTCCAGATGGTATAAACCCTCTATTTCTCGCTAATAAAACTCTTGTGGCAAATGCCTCTGTTGGCGGAGGGGTAACCGTAGGTGCTGCTGGTGGTGGTGGTATCACTCACGGCAAGGGTACTACTATAGAGAAGCCTTTGCCTATGAAACTCACCATGCATACAGGCAAGCCTTTTCAGAAATCTGATGATACTTTATCAAGTATTGCAGCAGGAAATAACTTTAAAATACAAAGAGACTACTATGAGGGTACCGGTGATTACTGGGGTCCTCAACATAGATTATTAGACACAGCATATGCCACAGTAGAATATACGATTGGAGAGGGCGAGACTACTATACCTGAGTTAGACTTTATTGTGCGAGGCAAAGTTTTAGATTGCTACGACTATGATCACTCTTATATCCAGGACGCTCAATATTCTGGGACAAGTGAGTCTACTGCTAACTTCACACAAGGAGATCTAGTAACAATTAAGAGAACTGGTACTACTAGTACTATAGATACGGCTAGAATAGCTGATATTACTAGCTATAAGAATACAGATAATGTGGAAGTATTCAGAGTACGTTTCACAGGTCTTACTTTAGGTGATGATACTGCTTTCTTTATGACAGACGGTACAAATGAGTATCATTTTGTTACCTATGATCACACCTATGTAGATAGCTCTGTTCCATACACTCTTACTGCTGTTACTGCTTTCACAGATCACAGTGGGGGCAACAGTATAAATGCAGTTTTTGATACCCCTTCAACCGCGTTACAGGAAGCAGTTGCAATGTCTGACTTCGTATCTATAATTGATAATGCAGACCTTGCAGGAGCAATAGAAGCCATTATAGATAGTATGGGTAATACTTTTACCTTCACCCCCGTTTATGGAGCCCTCACAGATATAGGAGGCATATCAGGTGCTTCACAACTACCTGCGACTGCGAAAGTTATAATCAAAGATTGTATACAATTATCCTCAGGATCTAGCCCTGATAATAATAAGTATAATAACTTAGATATAGAAGTTACTCGAAAGTTTAATGATAATACTACACATACACAAAGGCGGCGTATTACGGACTACGATGGAGGAACTCGCGTAGCGAAAGTAGACCGCCCCTTTGATGATATAGCTGTACCTCAAGCAGGGGACGCTTTTAAAATATATAGTCTAGGCGACAAACGTATATCCACTAATCCCGTAATGCAAACAGTTGATTACTTAACAAACAAACAGTATGGAAGAGGCTTAGATGTTGCTGATGATTTAAATGTTGCGGCATTCCAACTGGCAGCACGTGAGTGTGATACTCGCTCTGACGTAACCCTGCTTTTAGCTGACACTAATATAGCTGTAAATGATATTTATAAACTATCTGATACTAATGGTATATGTAGGTTCATGGGTACTGTGAAGTCTACTCCTGTTACTGTAACAATAGGAGGCACTGCGTATGATGAGGTAACCTTTACAGATGTAATAGGTAAAGTTGCCAGCAAGTGGGCGGACTATAGAGTTTACCAGGACGGTGAATATGTATGGCATAATGGCAAAATTTACGAAAAAGAAGGGGCGGGGTCGATCACTTCTGCACCTACTGCTGCTTCAGATAGTGTCAATGCACTTACAAAAGTATCAGGTACTGGGCCAGATACTATAGCTATAGAAGTTGTGCAAGAGACTTTTGAGGGAAACCCTATAGTTAAAAAGTATAACTCTACTACTGCTAGTTTTGGTACAGGATATTCTTTATATGATTGTGATAATGTAAAATATTGGAGATATTTAGGTTGGGATGCCCCTCTTCAAAGCTATGTAACAAGACACCAAACCAATTGTACTATTGCAACAACTAGTTCTGTTTTTGAAAATATCAATGGTATGCTGGCTCACTTTAATGGCATATTACGATATGTTAACGGGAAATACGATATAGTAGTTAAAACAGCTACTGATACTTATGGCAGTGTTCAAAGTATCGGAGACGATGATATAATTGGTCAGATAGGTGTAGAAGATGCGGGGCAGAAGGGTACTTTCAATAGTGTGTCCGTTTCTATACCAGACCCACAGAGCAGATATAAGAGTCGCTCTGTTAACTTCTTTAATTCTAACTATTTAAAGGAAGACCGTAATATCCCTAGAAAGGGGACAATGAAAACCCCCTATATCTCAAACTATTATAATGCTCGCATTAACGCAAAACAATACCTTGAGGAATCTCGTAAAGGTTTAAAAGTCGCTTTCAAAATGGAGCCTAAAGGGCTTCTACTAACTGCAGGTAGCTTAATAAAAATAACCAACTCCAGGCTAGGTTGGGTAGACCATTTATTCAGAATTAGCAATCTTACATTTTCTGAGAACTGCTTAGTCAATGTAACCGCAGAGGAGCATAGTCCTTTAGCCTTTCTTATATCTCCTATAGAGTCAACTAGTCTGGCGGGTACTACCGGAGGTGTTGGTACGATTACCATAGTACCTCCTACTAACTTGTCCATACCTGCGGATAGCCTGAAAGGAGGTGCTAGGCTTACATGGACTAATTCTGCTAAGTATAACCCTTTTGCAACCCATGTTACTGAAATCTGGAGAGCTACTACTAATAGTATAGCATCGGCAACTTTGATAGATACTATAAGAGCAGGTATTGCAAGTGGTCCTGCTGAGTATACTGACGCTATTGTTACAGGTGCAGATACTTTTTACTACTGGATTAGATACAGTGTAGTTAATAGTGGAACTGCCTCTAAAGAGCTTTACTCTGTGTATGTTGGCTCAGTTTCTGCCACTACTACTGATATTACGGATGGAGTGACAGGTGCGAGTGTAGACATCTTGTTCAAAAGAAGCGCTACTGAGCCTGCTAAACCTACTACGGCTAACTTATCTACATGGGAAACTGATGTTGCTTCTTTAAGCGGTACTGCTCTTTTATGGGCTAGTAAGGCTTCCAAAGCTGAAGGTTCTTCCACCTGGGCATACTCCGACCCTTATCAAGTTGAAGGTACCGCAGTAGCAGAAATATATATCTATAGGAAGAATAGTTCAGCAGGCAATACTGGAGGCTCTTATAACTTTACTAACAGCACTTTAACTGTCCCTACGGATTGGGCAACGACACCTCCAACTCTAGATGCTAACAATGATGTAGTGTATGTGGCTGTGGGCTTATTTAGCGGCTCTCCTACGGAAACTGCGGCCACTACCACATGGTCCACTCCCGTAATATATTCTAGACGCTACGATGGTGTAGACGGGGGAGTGGGTACAAATACTGCTACGGTATATGCTTACAAGCGTTCATCCTCAACCTTAGCCGCTAGTAATAAGCCCGACACTGCTAGGACATGGACTTTTGCAACAGGTACTTGGGGCAATAATGCTTTAGGAAATAGTTGGACAGGAGTCATACCTTCTGGTACTGATGACATATACTTCTGTGCCGCAGTATCTGCTGCAACCACTGCAACAGATAGTGTTGCAGTGGTGGACTGGAGTGCTCCTCAACTACTATCAGCTAATGGGGTGAATACTGCTCCCGTATTTGCTTATACGCGAAGTACTTCTAATCCCAACAATAAGCCAAGTAGTGCCCGTTATTATACTTTCTCAACAGGTGTATTCAATGATACAGATTTAGGAAACAGTTGGAAGTCAACAGTAGAGAGTCTCAGTGGTACAGATAATCTATATGTTTGTACAGCGATTGCTTCTTCATCACAAAGTACCGATGAAGTAGTTGCGTCAGATTGGAGTAGCGCTTCTTTATTAGCAGCTAGCGGTGACGATGGTACTCCAGGAGTACACGGGTTAACATTAGTTATGAGTAATGAATCTCATGTGTTGCCTACTACAGCAGGAGGCACTGTTACCTATACAGGTTCTGGAACTACTATTAAACTTTTCGAAGGCACCACCGAGCTTATATATGATGGAACAGGTAGTGCATCTTCTAGGTGGAGGGTAACAGCTTCGGCAATTAGTATCACCGCAGGAGGTCTTACAGCTAGTGGAAACTATGTAACAGTAGCAGATCATACCTCCATGAATGCTAATAATGCACAGATTGTATATAATATAATAGGAAAACGTGCAGATGGTTCAGCAATCTCTTTCGGACGCATACAGTCCTTTTCCAAGTCTACAGGCGGTGCCGATGGCAGTCCTGGCGCTGCAGGCAATAATACTGCTGTTGTTTATGCGTATCAAAGATCTGCAAGTGTTCTGACTACTAAGCCCGACACTGCTAGGGCATGGACTTTTGCAACAGGTACTTGGGGCAATAATGCTTTAGGAGATAGTTGGTCAGGAGTCCTTCCTTCTGGTACTGCTGACCTGTACTTTTGTGCTGCCGTAGCACAAAGTACAGGTGCTTCAGATACTGTAGAAGCAGGAGACTGGAGCAGTCCTCAGCTATTAGCAGCTAGTGGTTCGGACGGTGCTGCTGGTATGAATACTGCGCCAGTATTTGCATACAAACGAGCAGCGACTACACCCGGCGATAAGCCTGGTACTACTGTTATCTATACCTTTGCTACGGGTTTATTTAGCTCTTGGGGTAATAATACTACTGCTTTAGGCAATAGCTGGCATTCGGTAGTGCCGACAGGAACAGGTAACCTTTATGTCTGTACTGCTATTGTAGCATCTACGGGTACCACAGACACTGTTGTTGCAGCAGATTGGAGTAGTGCTCAACTACTAGCCTCTAATGGAACTGATGGAGATACGGGGCCAAGCGGTTTCTTATACTACTTTTCAGGAACTAATAGTACTGCAGCTTCCGAAATTACCGCGTCATCCCCTGCCACTGGGCAGATAGCAATAGTAGAGAATACTAGTGGAGTGCAGGCAGGCTATAGATACAGTGGGTCGGCCTGGGTCGCTAAAGCTCTGATCGATACAGGGATAATTGTAGCAGATGCTATTAAATCTGAGCAATTAGAAATCTCTTCCCACCAGGGCAATGATAGGATACATCTAGACGGGACGAATAATGTAATCAAAGTATATGCAGGTGGAAATGTCAGAGTCAAGATAGGAGACTTATCATGATAAATACTACCATGAAAAAAATAAATCTTGACATACTATCTAAATTTAGCTATAATTCTGTAATGGAGAAAATCAAATGAGTGCAGCCCGATACGACTTGGTTATTGACCAAGGTTCCGACTTTAGCGTAGAGTTTACAATTAAAGAGGCAGGAGTAGTTAAAGACTTAAGTGGACACTCTGCCAGGGCGCAACTACGCCCTACGAAGAGTTCTTCTATTCTTTCGGGCAGCTTCTCTTGTACTATTCCTACTCCTGCTAATGGTAAGATAGTCATGAGTTTAGGAAATAGTGTGTCCTCTGCAGTAACTGCCGGAATATTCTACTACGACTTAGAACTGTACACAAGCGGAGATGCTGTGGTGTCCAGACTGCTCTACGGGGAGGTAACAGTTACTCAGGAGGTAACAAGATAATGTCAGATGGGACTACCTTAGATGTATCTACTTCTGTAACTACTGTTACCATTTCCGAAGATAATACCACAGTCAATATAACCCCGGCAGTAACGACCATAGAGGCTAGAGGTATAGCTATATCTTCTGGTCAAGCTGTTGCTTTGCCTTTCACACCCTATGGCAACCTTACAGCTACTAACGTGCAAAACGCTCTAGAGCAGTTAGCTGACCAAGATTTTCGCACAGATTCTACACCAACTGGATCAAATGTTCAAGAAGGTGATAGTTGGTACGATACAGACGATAATGAATTAAAAATATACCGAGAGACAAGCATAGGCGTATTTCAGTGGGTACCTATAATAGTAGGCGCAGCTGGAGATACTTCTGACATACTTGACGCAGGAGCCTTTTAAGGCTAGAGATACGGAGAACCTAAAATGGCTCAAACGATTAAAATCAAAAGAAGTGACAGTACCTCAGCACCATCCTCACTAGTAGCAGGCGAACTAGCTTACTCAGGGAATAGTGATAAACTTTTCATAGGTCATCCAGATGGCACTACAGGTGTTATTACAATAGGTGGTACTTACTACACTTCTATTGTTGATGGTGCTGCTTCAGCAAATACAGCAAGCAAATTAGTTATTAGGGACGCTTCTGGTAACTTTAGTGCAGGAGCCGTTACTGTAGGTTCTTTGGTTGTTACAGGAACTGTTGATGGTGTAGACATAGCGACTCGTGACGGTATACTTACTAGTACTACTACTACTGCTGGAGCTGCTCTACCTAAAGCGGGCGGAGCAATGACTGGAGCGATCACTACAAACTCAACGTTTGATGGTGTAGACATAGC